TTACATATGCTGGATAATAGCGTCACCAAATTCGCTACACTTCAACAGCTTAGCACCTTCCATCAGACGCTCGAAATCATAAGTCACGGTCTTCGCGGCAATCGCACCTTCCATACCTTTAACAATCAGATCTGCGGCTTCTGTCCAACCCATATGACGTAACATTAGATTGCCAAAAACAACATAACAACTTGAATATTAATGATTTTTAAGTAATTTAAATTTAAAAATAACTACAGATAAGCATCATATAACCCACTGGTTTTTCAGAACATTATTTTAGTTTTGATAACTTCATCCTACCAAAAAATCCTACCCATTTCATCTAAATAATTCACAGTACCCAAGTTTCCGAAAATGGCCGTGACCTCGTTATCACTTCGGCTGTTCTGGCCAATCAACATCCGGCGCTTGATTCACATCAACATGAGTGATTAACACTCTGTATTTTCTCCACCCCAACAGAGCGGATTTCTCCGCGTCTGTCGCGACTTCTAAGTCAACAGAGTCTTGTAGCAATGAAATTGTGTCATTTGCTTGCTGTAACAGTGTTTCTTGCTGTTGTTTTGCTTCGTTGATTTGATGAGCTTTGAGAAGACCCTCGTCAACTACCCACTCTTTACCATCCCATTTGTCGAAATCAGTGGGCGGTTTCTTGAATGTCAGGGTATCCGGCAATTCCCCAATTTCAGTGATTTCAGTTGGGGCGCGCGTTAACGTGTCGTAAGCCACTTTTCCGCGATAGTCAGGGACAATTTCCCAATGGCTTTTATCTTCGCTACGACAGACAGCTTCATCTTCAGACTTCGGTAACTCAGGCGCATCGGGATAAGCGCCCGCTGACAAACTGACACCCAACATCACATACTCAATATCTGACGCTATGAATTCTCTCGTTATCTGATTCGAGTGATAGACCTTTATCCAGCCTGCTTGGGTTGCTAATCCGTCTTTACCCAATACGGCTGTTTCATGTTCTAAAGAGTATTTTTGTTCTGTCATTATGCTGCTCTCACTATGTAATTAAATGCGATGTTGCGGGGTCTATTTTCGTTAGCGGTTGGGACGACACGTGATGCGTCAAACACTAAATTAGTATTAGCTGTTTCAGCATCAAATCTGCGAGTATTTGCTCGCCATAGCATTGCATTCTTTCCGGAGAAAACTCCGGTGGCTTCTGTCACTGCGTCAAATCCATAATTTCCGCCAAACGATGCATCACCAGTAATATTTCTGATTGCATCTCCCTGCCACGTCCCACATACCCGACCGGGGTCAACACCACGACTATCATCCCATCCTCGGATAAACTCGCCTCTTAAATCGGGTACTCTGCCATTAGGATAAGCTACTGCTAGATTAGGATATAAAGATTTATCAAATGCTTGACCGTTGCATGTTAAGTACCCCGATGGAGGATTTAGTTGCGGCCAAGGAATAGGAGAGCCAACAGGGTGGGTATTGACAATACCGCCGTAGCTCTTCGTATTAGAATTCAAAAAATAGGCATACAGATCTCCGATAGAGTTAACATATATTTGTCCGACATCTTTATTTGTGTAGCCAAAGTTTAGACCTTTAGCCCAACCAGTTCCCGCTCCGCTCGAAAAAGCCCCCACGTATGACCGCGCCGGTATGTTCTCAAAACCAATCACTCCCGGAAAAGCCCCCACATCTTCCGCACTGGGCTTATTATTCGGACTATAAACACGCTGCCCATTCTCAAAAATGTATCTTGTCGCCCATATGTCTTGACTAGATACAACATCTTTGCCTTCTCCGGATTTTACATATCCAGTTGCATCCACATTCCCGTTTACAATCCCACCCGCTTTTGGAAACGCGTTCTTAGCCAACGCCGCCGTTTCCGCTAAACCGAGGTTTTTCACAAACTCACTTTTGTTGGGAATGTCGGCACCGTTTTGGGATTTGGCGAGTTTGGTGTTTGCGTTGTTATTCACATCAGTAACAAGCTTCTGAGTCGCCGCAAGGGTATTACTGTTACCTGTTTTGTCTGTGAGTTGGGTGATGCCTTTTTCTGTGAGTGTGGCATCTCGTACTTCTGGTAACGCATTTTTAATTGCTAATGCCAGACTCTTTTTCAGCGCATTAATATCCCCATTATCTAAAACATCATTGCCGGACTCATCGGCAATATATTGCGCAAGAATATGCGTAATAATAGATGACTGACGCCATGCTTTATTTAATTCACGTGACTTTGCGACACCGGCGCTAAATCCGTTAACTCGTGCCGCTAATGCTGCGTACTCTTCATTTGATAATACGTTAGCACCCTCGGCTGTACCGAAAGTTAAAAATTCATTCTTAGCCATTTATTTACTCTCAATTTAGTAGAATGGGCCAACCGCCGGTATCAAAACCGGCAATATATTTACTGTCTGAATCGAAACCAAAAATAACCCCCTGATTTTCAGAGTTGGTATAATTATTAACTCTGACTGCCCCCGGTTTAATATTTAAATACCCTTGTTGAATTACAGCTTTGACAACTTCGGGCACAACTCCCCCGGTAACATAAACATCCATGCTCATATCTTGATTATCGACGAAGAATATTAGTACTGACTCGTCAGGAATAACGCCTTGATAAATCTCAGCCAGCATTTCATTTGTACCGTCCCAGTGATTGGCTCTTATTTTTGAACGCAGTATCGTTCGGTAAGTTTCATCGTCTAATTCAGTAAAGCCGGAATCGGAATCATATTGACGTTTCCAGCTTCCCTCGTCTAACCCCACTCCATCAGTATCGAGCGCAAAGTACACGCCAACGATAGGTGTTTTGACATAACGTGAAAGCCCTATCCATTCCCCAACAGCATCTAATTGAACCCCTACAGCATCGTCAATTGAAAACTGGCTATTCAGGAGTTGAGCGGCATTAATAATAGTAGACAGTGGCCGGGTAATTAAATCAATGTGAGTAACAAATTTATTTGCCGTTCTGTGCTGAGGGGTAATCAGTGATAAATAATCTCTCATTGTCACCTCGTGATTAGCTTAATATGCTCCGGCTTACACGTAACAGCTTCATCAAATGTCACAATTAAATTGCTTGGTGATAAGTCATCTTCGGACCTGCCAATTTGTATTTCGAAAATATCATAAGTTAAGCCTTCTTCATCACGTAAATTAGCAGGAGAAAATAAACGGCTTAAATAAACATTATCACCGATTAACTGAGCATCGATATAACTGGCAATTGCGGTTCGAATTCTATCACCAACTAAGGTTGTGTATCCCTCAAATGCGGTCAAAGTTATTTCAACAAACACAGGCACGTCTTTCGGGCGTGAGAAGTGAATCGGATGCAGAATGCCATAACTATCCGCTACCTTAATTTCAGTATCGCCAAATGTACCCGCTCCCGGTCCTTTCTTCGTTTCAATAGTTTGGGCGATGAGTTTCGCGTCACCACCGTCCACAATCATTGCTATAGAGTGCGGCGGAATGCCGTTATTGTCCGTCACATTTGTATCATTCTCAAACCCACGCCGACGAACAACACCGGGTATCAGGCTAATGGCACCCTGAATTCCATCGAGCACGGTTCTTGATGGCAGCGCAACAGATTTCCGTTGCCGTTCTCTCAATGCTGTATCACTCTCAATCGGTTGGCCGGATGAAGCGGCGGAAGGGTTCGTGACACTCTGCCAGCCTTGCGTTGGGGTGCTAATGATAGAAACATCTCCAACTAACGCAGTGACATTGCCTTTTGTCTGGCACGTAGCAGTAGCGATAACAAAGCCGTGTATGCCAATAGATACTGTACCCGGCAAACTCCAGCTATAGCCGTTGATATCTCGCACGATACCGTTTTTTATAACGGTACCAACAGTACCAATGAGTTTAACGTCAACTGTTGAGTACGTTGATTTATGCCGGGTTATCCCGTTAATTCTTACATTGTTAGATAACGCGGCGCCAGTCGCTGACGCCGGACTAAACGAGTTGTAAGCAGCAATCACCGCATTATTCGCGTCATGTATCGCTAGTGAAAAGATAGCCAGCATCTGCCCGTCTTTACTGTCGGGTTCTAAATAAGCATCAGTGCCATAGATTTGACGCGCAAACTCAGTGATGTTACTTAGAATTGTCTGGTAATCAGGCGCACTGATACCGCTCTCAGTCACCGAGGCCGCAAGCCCTAACGTATCTAAATTTAACATTATGCCTCACCTATTACCGTAGTCTGGCCGTAAAGCGTATCGATGGTTGCTGTGAAAGTCAGGCGGCGTGTCGTGCCGTCATTGCGTGTATCAAATGAAAGAATCGACTTAACGCCTTTGGTTTTTAGGATACGGTCCCGAACGGCAAGGATATAAACATCAGATCGCTGTTTTCCCAAAACCGACTGTACGTAAGGGGTACCTTCTTTCATATCTAAAAACCAGTCACCTCGCCACAAAGCAAGTCGGGTTTTGACTGCCAGTGCAACAGCTTCGGGCGAATTCGTCAGAAACGCATTATCTCCCTGGCCGAAGCTGTAATCCCCGTTCTCATCTTCACGTCGATACCTCACTGGGGACCTCCTGTCTTGCTACCGCCCGATTGCACACCACTGTGCGTATGGTTTTTCAAGCTTATGCCACCGGCTGTCACATCGTTATTCACAGTAACCGGACCTTGCATGGTCGCGGTACCGCCACCAGCGCCCATCCCCTGCGATAAGTTGCCGTTAATGGTAACATTACCGTTTAGGACGATTTCAGGTGAAGTGATTTCGGTACCACCATTTGCAGTAGCAGTAAGTTTTGCCGGTGTGATAACCGTGACGTTATGACTGCTGGGATCGAGTTCAATATACGCCGCACCGTCATCTGTTCTCAGTTGCGCGGTGCTTGTGCTGATGCCCGATATTCTCTTTGACTGAGATTGTGGACCGACAATAGCAAAAGCATCAGATAAACTGTGTTGGCGTTCGTCTACCGGTTCTTGTACGCCACCCGATTGCCACCAGAAATCAATGCAGCGATCCGCAAACACAACCAGACATTCATCACCGGCTTTTACCGGGAATGTTAGTGTCACGCCACCGCCCCTTGGGAATACAACGGGGACATCAACCAATAGCGGCAAGGACACTGATGTTCTTTTATCGTCTTTATCAATTACACCACCAGCAATTACTGGTTGAACAACACAAGTCACATCACCCGCATTAAACGATTGGACTACACCCGGCACCACAGCCCTAAGCTGTGATGAAAGAAACCTGTTTGTCACTGATAGCACTTCTGATAAATCGCCGGCCCTTGATTCAGTTGATACTGGCATGGGAAAACTCCATAAAAAAAACCTGCCGAAGCAGGTCTATATTTTTTCTTGGTAAAAGGATTATGCGCTGACATGGTTAAGCAATTTCAATTCTTGCTCACTTAGGCACTGGAAAGACTCTTCTACTATACGAATAAGCCTACTCATGAGCTTATCAATACGTGCGTGTGCATCCGGTATTACCACAGCTATAATCTGATAATGATTTTCGTAATACCAATGTTGGGCGTAAACCAAATAATTGTCGCTTTTCCTGTTGTGTAGCATTACATTTGCCGGCCACGGCTTTTCATTTAGGGGACGAATATGCAATTTCCATATTCCGGACTCCATAGCTTTCATGTTGCGCTCAAAGCGTCCTTGGCACCCAAGCCAACCGGGTACATCTTCCGCATCACTCAGATATTTAGCTAGCATAGCCGCGTAATCATAAGCGGCTGTGTTGAAAAGCAGATCTTCTGCCACGCTGACATAGACCATACTTAACCCCATGCAGGTAACGGGATACCAAGCTTCTTATGCGAGAGATTCACCAATTCTTTATAACTTTCCTCATCAGCTTTCGGTGTGTACTCACCTGTATTAACTGGCAAGTACTGCTTTAACGTTGCTGCGATACGCAATAAAATATTTCTGTTGTTCGCGAAAGTCCTCAGCGCTCCCTGAGAATGCGTTTGGAATAGCTTGACGTGCGGCCCCCACGCTGGGGAAGACTCTGCCAGAATATAGCTTAATTTCAGGAGATGAAGTTGACTTGTGGCGATTTTTGCAGCAGATTCGTAACGTTCAACTACATCACGAATATCTATACCTGGCTCAATCCCATCACGGTCAATAGTTTCAAGTAATTCAATACCTGCTTGGGTGCTCTCTTTCAAATAGGCAAGTGCCATTTTAGATTCAGATAAATATGACATAACTTCCTGAGCTGTCAGTATCTTTTGCCTTGATCTATCCTGTACCAGTTGTGTAATCGGAGCGGAAAGATATTCTGGTAGTTTTGCTAACTGATTTGTATCAGGGAGTGGGGTTAGCAACATTACTAACGTCGTCATTCCTACTGCCATGTGAACCCCCTTGTTGGTGTGTAAAATAGCACTAGAAACACAGTATACTCGCTTCCCATGCCGCCGATAAGCTCATCTTTTAATTAATCCGCCACTTTCTTACGTATCAACATTACATTACTCTGCATACTTGCTTATTAAAGTACAATCAGATTTACTAAGAGAATTTATTTCTGCAACATCAGGAATTGAGCACGCTAATTTTAAACTTCTCATACCTAATCTTGCGTAATTGTACCCATTTTCCATAACTAACTTATTAGTTAATGAAACTATTTTATCCATGGGTATATCTCTTCTCATTGCTTCCTGAGTAGCATAGATTTCTGCTTGATCCTGTATGGCATTTTTAGTGAAAATATTCTCACTCAACTCAGGATAATCATTAAAAAAATCATCTAAACTCTTACTCTTAGCCGGAAATGCTATAATCATCAAAGATATTGATATAAAAAATAAGTTACGCATAGTGCCCCATTATTTTGATACACACGTTAAATATCTCTCTGACAGTGCTTACATATTTTAGCTTTTTTCTTTACCAATTCAGCGCAATACGGGCAATCTCTTAACGAATCTTCATTCTCAGTTATCACTGAGTCTATTTCCTGCTTTGTTAACGCCCAAGCCATGCAACCTAACCACCCGATAATAGTCCATCCTACTATGATGTTTACAAGAGCGATAAAGTAAATATGTTTATGCATCCTGCGTGATGCAACATAAGTTGGCGCAAAATATATAAACAAAAAAGCTATTGCAAGAGCAAGGTTTACAAAACCATCCATAACTCAGCCACCTTTAATCTTGTAATTTCTTACACGGAAACGAACCGATGATCTTCGGCGCATCCATAGCATTCTGTAACAGTTGGACATTCAGCCACGCCTTGCCGTTCCGCTTGATAAACTGGAAGCCGTACATGTTGCCGTCACGCGCGGGCATGAGGCCCATGTCTGTTTTAGTGTTGGCATAATCGCCTTGTTCTTTAATAAAGGCGATTTTTTGGGATGTGACTTTTTCCCCATTCACTCGAATCATTCCATCGTTATCATTTACAGATATATGATAACCAGAACATTGGAATGCTGCATTCGCTGTAGATATTGTTCCCGTAAGAGCAATTATAGTTAATATTAAAGTATTTAATTTCATTGCAATTAATTCGTTTTATTGAGATTAGAAGATGACCACAAATCAGCCGCCCCACGCGCTTCACACATCATTTGTGTATACGTATCAGTGGGGTTGTCGCGTCCGGTCATCGTAAACCAGATATCTCCGCTGAAGATTTCCCCGTAGTTTTGGCCGTCACGTTGCCCGGTGGTTCCCGGTTCCACGTGTCTAACTTTGCCGACTTCACTCTCAGAAACGGTGGGTGTTATGCCGTCGTAGCCGACAATAATTTTTATCTTCGAAAACTCGCTACTCAGTATGCGATTACTGGTATCTTTTGAGAGATTGTAAATTCTTAACGTCGCCACACGCGGATTGCTAATAGTGAACCACTCAATATTAAAGGTTACTTTAAAATCTGACAGAACTATTCCCTTACTCTGATCATCTAACAGCATTAACTCGAAATGACGTAACCAATTCTGACTCATGTTTTTACCTCTGTATAAAATATAAATGACTGGAGAGACCAAGGCTATCTTTCGTGGGATATTCAGCACTGTCGGCATCACTGGCAATAACTAACATGCCGTTAATACCAATATAAGGATATTGTTCTAATAGGTTCACACCCGGTATGAGTGATGCACCTGTCAATAATTCCACCCCCGATTTATCCTGGATATCCATCACCCAACCGGCTATATCCCGGTAAATTAGACGCATCTTGATATCTGTATTTCCCAGTTTAATTGCGAACGTTTGATTATTTGCTGTAAGTGGAATTTCTGAGACTGGCATCAGCTCCCCCCTTTTATGTAGCTTTTAAACGCATCAATAAAAACACCTTTTGCTTGTGACAAAATAGACTCATTGACGGGTTGCATGGCCTTGGTACCTGAGTTCTCCACCGCTGACGTGCTCACCCCGGTTTTCATGACTTCTTTTTCAGCAACTTGTACTTTTTGAGTCGATGTTATAATCACTTCACGCAATGTCAGGGTACATAGCAACACGTTCTCACTATGCCGGTCCGTAGTGACTTCGATCGCTTTAATCAGCATGTTTTCGTAAGTGCGCTTGCCGGTAATGACATTGAAGGGTTCCCGTAGTTCTTGGAGATCAAGGATTTTTTGATAAGTCTCTTTCGGGCTAAGTCCCATGCTCAAGCCAATCTTTGACGTATCAATAAAATCCAGTAACGAACCCCCACCCGCAAAACCCAGTTCCATCGCCGTGGCTTTCGCGTCCGTTGCACCGTGCACGGTAATGTTCGTTGTTTGCTGAACGCTGTGACTTCCGGCAATAGCAGCGCAACATGCTGGTGAAGTCCCTCCAGGATACAACCCCGCATTAGCAACTAAACAGCCCAAAAGAAGGATCACTCGTCAACGCTTAAATCAACGCTTAAATCTTGATGAATGGCAAAAGATATTTGAAATTGCAGATTCAAATCATCGTTACATGGGGAATGCTATGTTGTTGGCAATAGTGACAGGTCAACGCCTGGGTGATATTTCTGAAATGAAATTCAGTGATGTGTGGGATGATTATTTGCATATTACACAAGAAAAAACAGGGGTAAGATTAGCCATTCCTCTTTCATTAAGATGTGATGCATTAAATATCTCTCTTAAAGAAGTGATTTCAAGATGCCGAGATCGCGTAGTTAGCCCATATCTAATTCACTATTTTCATACAACATCACAATCAAAACGCGGTGAAAAAGTAACACCAAATACATTGACAACAAACTTTAAAAAAGCACGTGATAAAACCAACATTAACTGGGGGGAAGGTACGCCAGCCACTTTTCACGAGCAACGCTCACTATCAGAACGTCTATATCGTCAACAAGGAGTTAATACAAAGGATTTACTAGGACATAAAAGCCAGCAACAAACTGATAGATACCACGATGATCGTGGTAAAGATTGGGTAAAAGTTGTAGTTTAA